GAGTTAGACCGGCCAGCGTCGAGTCGGTCATGATTGCTTTGAGCAAGAGGCGATAGAAACTGTTGAGGGCCGGCCCGATGTCGAGCGGTGGCGAGCCGATATTGCGCCCGGCCACAATGATGATATGCGGCATCATCACGACGCGCCGCGGCGCATTTGTTGGCCGGTTTATACGATCGTCCTCGTTCGCTTCCTCGTCGCCTTCAAGGACAGCAATCGCCGGCAACTGATCATCGTTGACACTGATCACATCCCACGCCACGGTTTTAATCCCGGGGATTGTTTCGGCAATCTCGATGAGTCGGCGTAGGATGTCCTCGCGCGGGAAGGTCATGAAATTCGATCCTGCAACCAAAGCCGGAGTTCGCCGGACTCTTCACCCCAGATGCCGGGCCGAGGCAGCACGTCCTCGATATGCCATAGCTCCTGTTGCGGCGTATCCGGCCAGAGCATGACTTGGCCATCGGTCAAATCTTCGCGGTGCACGCCGTATAGCTCTATCTCGCGCACTCGAATATCGACGGCCGGCCGGATTGTTTGCACGTCGATATTGATTTGCACCACGATGCCGGCGGTGTGATTGATGCAGCGCAGGTCAACGAACGGCATGCCGGAAGTTGACGGATAGACCCGCGCCGGATTGCTGATCATGGAGTCATAAATCGGGTCTAGCAAGATGTCACCCAGGTTTATCAGGTCCTCGGCGCGCGGCATTACAACAAACGTGCATGCGGGCTCGTCGAGATCCGGTGAAGCGACAACCAAGTCCTCGGCCACCAAGCCGAAAAATACGCCATACTCCGGCGTATCAAGTTCTGGCGAGTCTGTTTCCAAGTCCTCGGCGACTAGATCGGCGTGAACGATACAGCCGGGCGCGTCGAGATCAGGCGATGCCGGGGTGAGATCGACCGCAAGCACCGTGTAGCGGTGCGACAGCGTCGGCGTATCGAGGGCCGGGGATTGCGTGTCGAAATCGAGCGCGAGGAAGCCGCCGAATACTACACCCGGCGCGCCAAGGTCCGGGGATGCTGTCGTGAGATCAATCGCCGTGCCCGCGTAGTGGTGCGATAGCGTCGGCGTATCGAGGACAGGCGACCCGGTGGTTAGACCGTTCGCCACCAGGAGATAGCCGATACTCGCGGCCGGCGCATCGAGCACCGGCGAGTCGGGCTCTAGGTCGACCGCAAGCAAGTCACCCGTCGAAAAGAAGGCCGGCGTACCTAGAACCGGTGAACCGGTTTCCAGGTCGACCGCCACAGGCGCATAGGCGTGGCTTAGGCTCGGCGTATCGAGGACAGGCGACCCGGTGGTTAGGTTGTTCGCCGTGACCGCATACGCGTGCGTCAGGCTCGGCGCATCGAGCACCGGTGAACCGGTGGCCAAGTCCGAAGCGGCCAACACGTAAAGCAAAGCAGGCGAGTCGAGGACGGGCGCCGAGGTGTTGAGATCTTGCGCCGTGGGCGCATAGGCGTGCGTCAGGCTCGGCGAGTCGAGGACAGGCGACGAGGTGGTTAGATCGGTGGCCGTGACCGCGTAAGCATGCGACAGCGTCGGCGTATCGAGGGCCGGTGATCCTGTCGTGAGACCCGAGGCGGTGGCGCTATAGGCATGCGACAGCGTCGGCGTGCCAAGATCAGGCGACGAGGGCGCGAGATCGGCCGCGGCGCAACAATAGCCGTAGGCTGTCGTTGCCGGTGTGAAATTGCTCGTCCACCGCGCGATGCCAACCGACACCCGGAATTCGTCGATTTGCCCGGGGAAATATTGCGCGTTCTGATCGCCGCGGCGGCCGAGCGCAAGACTGCCCGCGGTGTCGATAACAGCGGACGAAAACGTAACGTCGCCGCCCTCTTGCACGCCATCCAAAAAGAATTTGAGGGTGTTACCGGTGCGCACACCCGCGGCATGATGCCAACCGGCCGTAGTGATAGCCGTTGTACCAAGCACGGCAACAAAGCCGCCATTGGAAAGATTGAAGCCAATCGTATTGGAGGCGCCTAGCGTGAAATGCCAAGCGCTATCGGAACCGGCGCCGGTGCTGCTAGCATGTCCGCTAACGCGCCGCGTGGTCCCGTTGCCGTTGCCAAGAGTATTGAACCAAAAATCAATCGTAAAGTTGTTTGAGCCGAGTGTGAAGTCAGCACTATCCGGCGTATCGATATAGTCGTTAGTGCCGTCAAACGTCATAGACGCGGTGCCGAACTTCGGACTGCTAGTCGTCAACTGCGCATTGTCATGCGCGGTCATTGTCTTGCCGAGCGGCCCGCTATCAACAATCGTGGTCGAGGCGTTTGAACCGTCGCCGTGCAATAGCAGCCTGACATACATGTCAATGCCGAGCACGCACGGCGCCATGTTCGGCGTATCGAGTTCGGGTGAGCCGGTTGTTAGATCGTTGGCCGTCATGAATCCAATGCCCGGACTGTCGAGGCTCGGTGAACCGGTGGCAAGATCAATCGCCGTGACCGCGTAGCGGTGCGTCAGGCTCGGCGTATCGAGGACAGGCGACGAGGGCGCAAGCGCATTTGCCGACAGGCTGTAAGCGTGTGACAGGCTCGGCGTATCAAGGGCAGGCGACGAGGTGGTGAGGGCCGAGGCCGTAAGCGGATAGATCAGGCTCGGCGTATCGAGGACGGGCGCCGAGGTGTTGAGATCCTGCGCCGTTGCCGCGTAGCGGTGCGAGAGGGCCGGCGTATCGAGCGCTGGCGAACCGGGCGCAAACCCGGTTGTCGACAAGCTATAGAACGAAGTGCTTCCCTGACCAATCGCGAATTGACCAATCGCACCGGAGCCAATCGCCATTGTGCACCTTCACAAACGAGCGCTAGCCAACCAATGAAATTGCAGGCGCAAATTTCCGGCTGCATTTGGTTGTGACATCCATTGGAACGACCTTTGCCCGATGCTCGATGTAGTCGCGCTTACGTCTGCGCTATTGACCAAGTCCCGCGCCTTTGTCGCGTTGCCAGTGACCGGCGAGTAAAGCGCGATAGTTGGTGTCGCGCGTTTCATTTTGCGGAAATAGATTGCGCCGGTCTGCGCATTGGCCGTTGTCGGGATGCCGAAACTGGCCGAGACAGCAACACCGTGATCATGCGCGCCGACCGCAGTAACCGAAGCAATCGGGACATTTAGGTCATAGCTAGTTTCGTAATGGCGTAGGCACGCGTCGATTTCCGCCTGCAAAGATTTGCGGAAACTAATCGATCGCGTTGCTAGCTGTGCTGTGCCGCCGAGCACATCGAACGGAGCCGGCACCGCAAAGAAGCCGGCAACGCGCACAAAATTCCCGTTAGTCGGGACGAGATACGATTGCCCGGGCACCGCGGGGACACTGCTGCTAGCATCCCAAGTATCTGGGGTATTGACTTGCATATTTGATCCGGCACCGAAGCACAGATAAAGCCCCATGCCGATGGCGTTGGTTCTCGGCCACGAACCCGCGCCGTCACCCGGAACCGACAAACATTTGAATTCCCACGTGTTAGCAGCGTTGATGGTGAACAAATGCCGGTGGGTGCGTGTGCTGGCGTTGGCCCTGTTGTTTCCGATAAGAGCCGTAAAGGATCCAGCCACGTTCGATTTGATCCAAAAGCCGTATGTGAGATAATTGAAACTGCTTGTTCCGAACCCAAGGCGAGCAACGTGCTGACCTTCAAAAGGTTGCCCGAAACAAACATAATCATTGACGCCAAGGGACTGCGTTCCTGACGCGGTAAAGTTGGCGCTATACGAAAAGCCGGGCGGCGCGTCGGTTGTTTGCTGAATAGACCAGCTACCGCTTAGGTTTTTGATCGTAGTCCACTGGTCGAGATTGTAAGTCAATATGCCGTTATCGCCGGTTCCGAGTGCGCGTGAATTGCTGCCGATTTCTTGGCTGACCTCCATCGCACCGTTAACCACCAAATTTTCCGCGGCCATCGCCTCGTAAGGTGCGGCAAACAAGTTGGTGCGAAACGATGTTTGATCCGGGACGGTTTGCGGCGAAAGATCTTCCGCAGCCGCCGCGATGAACACCTGCGCGCTGCCCGATAGGCTGATCTTGGCGTTTGAATTGGTCGACCGCAAAACGATGTCGCGGCTGATCGTTGGGCCAGTCGACAGATAGAACGTGCGGCCAATCTCGCGATTGTTGCCTTCCTCAATCACGTAACTAATAACTTCGCCGCTGACCACGCCGGCTTGCGCGAACGTCAAGAAACCGGGGACCGCCGAGCCTAGCGTGACGTTGCCGGTTCCGGTGCTCGCGGTTGTCATCCGCGCAAGGTTATAAAGCTTGGCCATTGCCGATTACTGCCCGGGCAGGCGAATATTGAACGAGGGCAGGCCGAAGGTGCCGCCCGACGAGACGGCCACGGATGAAGCCAAGGAACCGTTGGCCAACAGGCGCGAGTTAGCCGTATCGACCACAGCCCATTTTTGGGCGGTGCCCGATGTTGTAATGTTTCCATCGGTGAACGCGGTACTTGCGACCTTGCGGCCGTTGGGCGAGCCGGCCGCGGGTGAACCAAAAGCGCCGCCGGCCGAGAAGGTTTTCTTTCCAAGCGTGTTCGCCGTCACGTCGGAATAATTGCTCGGGTCTGCGTTCAAGATATGGATTTCATCGGCGAGGGTGTCGATTACGGTAAGGCCGTTATCGAGCACATAATCCGCAACTGCGTTCGCCATCGCGCGTCACCTCCGGTTATGGCCGCCGTTCAAAGGCGAGCCATGTATTTGCAACGTGAAAGATCGAATCCCCTTCCGCGTGCATTTGATGCAGGACTTCCCGCACATGCACGGTTCCGAGGTTGTGATAGTCGTGCCAAATGATGATACCGCCCGGGCGCAGCACGCCGCGCGCTAGCGCGGTGTCGTGGATAACACCACGGGCCGAGTGGTCACCATCAATAAACACGGCGTCGAATTCGACAAGGTCAGTCGGGCGCAGATTGCGCGAGCCGTCCGGGCGCAAGATCAAATGAAACCGCGGATCATGTGCCGCGAGATGTCCGGGCCGCTCCGGCACTTCATTGCGCTGCACCGGCAAGGGCGTGACGTATCCAGACAGAACGTCAACGCCGACATATTGCACGATACCCGGCACGTATTCGAGGATAGCGGCTGCGGTGCGGCCCTCGTTCACGCCGAATTCCAAAACATGTTTCGGCGACACGCTGGCGACGAGGGCAATCAAAACCTCAAGTTCGCCAGCGTTCAAATAGCGCCGTGGCCGTTTACTCCAATCGATCGAGGGCAGGCTAAGCGACGATTGCGCTACTTGCGGCAATGTCATTGACAAAACTCCGGATGTTGGCGAGCGCCGCGGGCATATCGATGCGCTTGTCGCAGGCATGGCCATGTCGCCAACAGGCGCAAGGGCGGATCGGCGCGATAGGCAGATAGGGCACATACCGGCCGCCGGCCTCGAAAGTGCGCGGGCTTTCATAGCCGCCATAAACGCACACGGAAGGCGTGCCTACAGCTTGCGCGAGGATGACAGCAAAGCCCGGTGACGTGAACACCAAGCCGGCTTGCGCGGTCAATCCTGCAAGCGTTTCAAAGTCAAGTTCGCCGCGGTGCAAGGTGATATCAGCGACCCGCGGCTGACCGGTCAACCACTCTTTCCCGGGCTCTAGATCGGCGATCGAGACGACAAAGAATTGATCCCGGATAGAGTCGAATAGTTGGGCGTAGTGACCGAAGTCCGGATTGCGCGAGCCGCAACCAGTCCACTCGGATCGCTCGACAAGCGGCCGATAGACCATGACCGGCCGAGGTGGGCGCAACTGCACAAGCAAGGCCGATGCCTTGGCGCGCCAAGCCGCCGGCACCGGCATCCGGAAGTCGGCCCGGTCATAGTCGCGGCCGGTTGCATGGCACATGGCCGCGAGGACGGATCCGCGTGCGTTCACGTCGCGCGGCGTATAGGCAATCTGTTGCGCTTGCGTGCGAGGCGGCGGCCCGCCTCGGTGAAACCGGCCGGCTTCCCGTGCCGCGTTCTTGGCTTGTGTACGCAAGACGGTTTGCCGCTGCACCACCTTTAGGCCGGCGCCGATTAGATCGTGATACGGCGCGACCCAACACGACTCAAGCCACACGTCGCGTTCTTCAAGGAATTGCCGTATCAGCGCGCGCTGGTGCAGGTTGTCGCCGAGCCCTTGCATCCCTTTGATCAAAATCGGGCGTTTCATCGTTGGCCCTCGGCCAAAACGGCAAATTGCTGATCGGGGATTCGTTAAAGACTTTCACGCCGAGGACTTCCAGCGGCTTGACTATTGACGCGAAGTCCGCGCTTTGCTCGGCCTGCCACCCGTGGCGCAGATCCCACGGATGCCGCGCATGATGGTGAGTCCGGCCCTCGGCGTCAACGCGATTGTCAACGCCGTGCAAGGTTATTTGGTTGACGCCAAAATGAACGGCGAGATTGATTGCTGCCGTTACAGAGGTTCGCCGGATCATGACCGTATCGGATTGACTGGCGAGTCCAGGTGGCAACGAACGATTGAGCCGAACCACCCGGGGATGCGCGATGCCTAGGGCGCAGGTGGCGATACGGCCGCGGAAGCCGGCCACCGCCTCGATGCCGTAGTGATCCCACCAACGGGTATCACCAAAGAAAAGCACCTCGGCCCAAGGCACCAAGCGCCACCCGCAATTGACCGCGATAACGCGCGATCCTTCGAGGTAGCGCAAATCTTTGCCCGCCAGCGACGGGCCGCCGGCAATGATGGAACAACTTTCGCCGTCCCACTCGCGAGCGACCCGCCAGACTTCAGACGATTTTCCCATGCTGCAACGCTTGCGGCATGGTGCACATGAACAGCGGGTAGGAATACATTTCCACGTCGGCCCACATGTTCCGCATCATGTCCTGGACAATCCAGGAATACGAGGGCTGGCCGGGAGTGTTGACGAATTCGAATCGCTCGTCGGCCGGCGCATACACTTCCTGGAAGATACCCGCGTTGCTCGGGAAGAACTTCACTTTCTTATCAGGCACGGCAACGGTCGAATTGTCGTCGGTGCCGCGATAGTTGATGAAGGTGATTCCGCCGTAGTCGAATTGCTGCCATGCGGCGTTTTCTTGCAGCTTGGTGGCCTGCATGGCGTATTGCCACGTCTGCCGAACTTCTTTGGTGGCCATGAAAGCATCCCACCAGGAGTCGGAGGCGAGGCCGTAAACGCGCACCGCGTTGCCACCAAGCCCCTTCAAGGCGCGGGTGACAGCACGCAAGGTGACCGAGCATTGCGTGCGAATCGAGCCGTCATCGGTCGACGGTGACAGCGTCCAAGTAACTTCACCGGGGAGCGATTGCTGGAACGCATCCGACCAGTCATAGATGGTGGATCCGTCTGCATCGAGGGTGGCGCCCTGCACCGCGCCGAGCCGCATGTTTTCCCACGTCAGGGAAAAGTCGCGCTGCATCAGATATTGGTTGCGCTGCACCAGGAGTTCAAGCGAATTCATTTCGGTAAGCTGGCCGTATGCGCGGATGCCGGCCACCTCGGATGCTTCGATACGGCGCGAGCGCGCGAGCCGCGGCACCTCGAACGGCCGCACCTTGCGGCTTGTCTCGTCCTCGCGGCCCGGCCGGGGCTCGGATCCGCGCGGCGAGGTGTGGATTATCGCGGGCTCGTTCGCGCGTTCCTCCACGAAAATCCATTTGCTGCTAGGCTGGCCGAGCGGCGGCGGAACAAACAAGCCGGGGATGCCCGCGAGCAGAGTCGGGACATAACCCGCTTTGTCGATTCCGGCGGTGAGATTTTGTGCGCTGAACGCATCCTGTCGGAATACGTCCATGGTGATGGTGGCCATTTTTCACTTTCCCTTGTGCGTTCAAGCCAACAAAAAAGGCGCCTCGCGGCGCCCGGTTTATCGGCAGTTGTTTGATTGGATCAGGACGTTTGCACGTCGGTGGAGGTGCGGACGATGATTCCGACGGCGGCAAGTTGCGTATACTTGGCCGTCTTTTTGGTGTTGTCGTCCACCGTAGTGTCAAAGGAAAGATCGGCGGCGCGTACCTCGGCGTCCCGCGTGACCGCAGCCGCCACAACGTCACCGGCGGTAGCGTCGACATCATCCCACAGGATCGCAACTGCTGTCTGCGATCCATCAGAACCGGTGGCAGGCGACGGCAGATATTTGCCACCAGATGTCACCTGACCGAGCACCGTGCCCGCATAGAGTTGGCCGGCGCCGCCGGTGCCGCCCTCGATGGTGATCATGTCGCGCGAGCGCGCGTAATTGGCTTCTGATTGGATGAAGCCGCCCGCGCGGATTCGATTTTGCAACACGGTAGCCGTCGTCATTTGTTGACTCCTTTAGGGTTCCACTGATGGTTGTCCACCATCCATGCCGCGTGATCCAGCCCGATTTTTTCTTGTTCCGCACACCGGATGATTGCTTGCAGTCGCCGCTTGCCCGCGAGGATTTCCGCGCTAGGCATAGACCCCCCACCGCCGGATTCACCTGGATAGGGCACGATGCCGGCGGCATCGCTTTCGCGCGCGCGGGCTTCAAGCAATTCCGCGCGGACTTCCGCAAGCGGCCTCTTGGCCGCGATGTATTTTTGCGCCGATGCGGCCGGCACGCCCGCGAGGGCGCATAGCTCTAGGGTGGCGCTTGCGTCCTCGGCGGAATAGCTCGCCGCGATGGCCGCCACGGCCGGCACAGGCACCGCCGGTGCGGCCGGCACGGTGGGCTCGGCTGGCGGCGCCACCACCAGGGCAGGCGCCTCGGTGGGCGCCGCGGGCGCCGCTAGCGCCGCGGGCGCCGCGGGCGCCGCGGCAACGGTTTCCGGCGAACCCGGGTCGGGTACGGCCGGCGCCACCTCGGCGGGACTGCCCGGGGCAAGGGCAGGATCCTGAGCGGCGCCGCCGGGCTCGCCGGAATCGGTACCGCCGGGCTCGGCCGCGGCGGAATAGATCGAGGCGACCAGGGCGCGATGTTTCTCCGGCACGCGATCGAGGGCAAAGGTGGCGCGCGATTCCATAGGCTCGCAAGTCTCGTCGCAATAGCCGAGTTGTTTGCACTCGCCGGCCGACATCAAACGATCTTCCGCCATCAGCGTTCGGACGGACTCGAGAGCCTGTCCGGATCGTGTGGCGTATGTGCTGGCGTAAGACGCGGCCACCCGGTCAAGATCGTCGGCCATAGCGCGGTGCACCGAGGCCGGGCCGATGGTGAAAGCTAGGGGCTCATGAACGACCATGAACGTATTTTCGGGCATGGTGATCCGGTCGCCTGCCATCGCGATAAGGGAAGCCGCCGAGGCTGCAAGACCGTCGACGCGAGTCTTGACCGTCGCCGGATGCGACTTCAGCATGTTGTAAATCGCGATGCCTGCAAACGAGTCACCGCCCGGCGAATTGATCCGCATGTTGATTGTCTTGACCGGGCCGCATGCTTTCAGCGCGCGGTCAAAGTCTGCGGCGCCGATGCCCCACATGCCAATTTCGTCATAGATCATAACCTCGGCCTCGTCCTCGTCCTCGTCGTCCTCGGCCGGGTCAGGCTTCTTTGCTTTCGCTTTGATGGTGAACCACGTTCGCGATTCGGTCATGATTAGTTTTCCTTCTAGGCCGCGGTGGCTTTCTCGATTCGCTCATACGTTTCGACAAGCCGGAGCATTGCGGCCACGGCGTCACCGCCTTCCTTTGGCGGCAGCGTCGCGGGCGGTGCTGGCGCGGGCGAGCCGGGCGGAGGCGCCGAGGCCACGGCCTGTTGCGACGGCGCGCCAACAAATGCGATATCGAGATTCTTTGCCCGCTGTGCGTCCTCGGCGATTTGTTTATCGCTTTCAATCGGGTCAAAGCCTTCGGCCTCCACCACACGTGAACGAGGCTTGAAGCCGGAGTTGACGCCGATAACCTCGGCCATGCGATCTTTCAGCGGGTCAACCCAGTCCCACGGCGGCGCGATCCACTCGACTCGCTGGTAGCGTTTCGGATCCGCGACATAGCCGGCAAGCTTCAAGGCGCCCGACATGTTGGCCATATCGAGGAACCGGCGCAGCACCGGCTTGCATAGCTGGAACCCGACGACACCATTTTGCAACGCCTCCAAGCGGCGGCGCATATCGAGCAAAGCCGAGCGCTCGTTAGAATAGTTGGCGCGCGCCTTGTCGCCTGTCACGCCGCTATAGGGCAGGCCGATGGCCGCACAGAACCGGCAAAGATTCCGGTATTGGAAAAAGTCATAGGTGTTGCCCACCTCGGCCGGCTGCGCGATCGTGACATCTTCACCGGGCTTAAGCTGGTGCGCGACACCCGGTTGCAGGTCAATAACAACCTCGTCCTTCCCGCTATCGGCTGCGGCTTCCTCGGCCTGCCGGTCAAGGAAGGTTGGCGTTTGTTCGAGTCGTTTGATGA